GAGGCGTAGTGGTGGTTGATCCCACTGTGTTCCGTTTGTCCAGGCGTTGATGGAGTAGAGGTTGATGGTTGTTGATGGGCAGTTAAGTGGCGTTTGTACGCTGGTTTCGACGTAGTACGGGTTTTGCAGGTTTTGGTCTCGGAACCATTCGTTGTAGATGTTGAAATAGGCGGCGAGCGGATAGCCGTTTCCGAGTGATGTGTAGGTTCCCGGTCCGACGGCTATTGTCGGTCCGGTGTAGAGTTGTGGCGTGAATCCCATGTGGTCGAGTACGTCGTCTACGACGAGTGCGAAGCCGCCTTCGGTTTGTAGGCCGCACATCCAGAGCATGTATGGGGATTGCGTGCCGAATCTGGTGTATTGGTCGTTGGTGCTTGATTGTCCGCTGATGAACGACTCCCACATTTCCCCGTTGGGGGCTATCGTGTCGTGAATGACGTTTTTTGCGATGCGGTTCGGTACGAAGAAGTAGAATGTTTCTAGGTCCATGTCGTCCATGATTGGCGCGATTGGTGTTGCCAGTCTTGCGACGATGTTTTCTCTGTGCTGCCATGTGTCGCCGGGCAGCACTTCTTCGATCATGATTGGTATTAGCTCGCTGGCGTTAAAGCCTTGTTTGCGCGTTTGGCGCATTTTGAACTTTGAGCGCGGGATGTCCGAGCGTGGTGATACGGCGAAGTTCTTTTGTTGTGCAGTGTTGTTTCTGTACACGTTGTGTGTTCCTTATCGGTAAGCTTCTTGAGAATGTCTAGCGTTTGTTTGCGGCATAGCCGCATGTAGTTGACGTTAGATTGAATGTTTCTTGCTCTTTAACCGTGCGCGTGCGTCTCCCGCGCGTGCGCGTGCTTTTGCAAGTGACTGTTCTTTATCTAGTCCTTCCATTCTTTTTTCTTTCATTTCCTCATATTTTTCCTCGCTAAGCTTCTTCAAGAGCGTGTCATAGTATTTAGGCGGTTTGTGTTTACCGCCGTTGATGATGACGTAATCTTTTTCTATGGTTTGTCTGTTGTAGTTGTTCCACCAATCCAGCCCGATGGCTGGTTTTAGGCTCATGACAGCCTTTGGCTGTTGTAGTGGTTTTAGCTCTCCTGTTTCTTCGTCTAAGTAGACGTATTGTTGTTTGCTACGTAGTTTTTTTGTGACGTAGCTTGCTGTGTATTGAGCGGTAGCGAATGTTAGCGCTCCTACGCTAACGTGTCCGTGTGGCCATGCTTTTTGTAGCTCCGGGTTTGTCCAGAGCAGTGATGGCGTTGAGCGAAGGATTGAGCGTTTTTCTGTGAAGGCGTGCCCGAAGATGCACGCATGATAGTGTGGTCGTTGTGTTTTTTCTCCGTATTCTCCGACTGCGTAGTATCGGATTTTTTTAGGATGTAGCTGGAAGCGTAGTCGCTTCATGAAGTCTTGCAGGTCTTTTAGTCGCAGTGTCGGAGTGTTGTTGATGAGCGGAAGGTTTTCCTCCGCGTATGTGAGTGTGATGAAACTGTTTTCGTCGTGCAGTTGTTGTTCGTGTGTTATCCTTATTGCCCATTCTTTTGCGTGGTTTGTGCGGCATAGTATGCAGTTGCCGCATTTGACTTGTATTTCAGTTGTTGCCTGTAGTGAGGTTGGCTTCCAAAGTAAAGGCCCGCCATTGGCGGGCCTGTACGCTGTCAGCGGTTTTTCGCACATTTTTAGAGGCGGAAGCCGCCGCGCATCATCATTTGCGGGCGGTTGATCTTCCGCGTTCTGTTGTGTGCTTTCTGGAATTTGCGGGCGTGCTTGCGACCGCTGATGTTTCGTCGTGCCATGTTGTTTCTCCGTGTGGATGTGAAGAGGCCGCCTAGGAAGCTTCCTGGGCGGCCTTAGGTTAGACCCTCGTGCTACTTGATGTAAGAGGGTCTAGGTGACAGGAGGCTTGTCCTGCTGTTCCTGAGAGAGCCAGGAGATGACCTCCTGGATCTCTTGTCGCAGTGCCTTGAGGCGCTGCATGTTGCTGTTGTGCTGCTTCCATAGCAGCTTTGGTGCCCCTATTGGTGGTGCGTTGTCCGCGAGTGTTCTGATGCTCGCGTTAGTTACGTTGAGTCGTTCCTGCCAGTGGGTTGTTTTCGGGTTCGCCGGGTTTTCCACGAATGAGACTTGAGAGGGTGCAGATGAGTTTGCGTTCTGGCTTGAGGTGTCCCGTGTCGTCGACGTGTCCGAGCTCGTAGAGGTCGAAGTGGTGCGGTGCTTGACTGATTGGGTTGACATCGTTGGTGTTTACCTGTGTTGCGAGGCTGTGCATGACTTCTTTCGCATCCGGTGCGGCGAAGGGCCGCATCCAGAATTCGATTAGTCTGTCGTGTATGGCGTAGATTTTCACGTGTCAGGTGTGTCCTTTGGTGTGTCCGGTGGCGTTGGTGCCGCCGGTTTCTTGAGTTTGGCGATGACTTGTTCTGGTGTCAAGTGGTAGAGTTCTTCTGGTGTGAGTTCCTTTAGTTCAGGTGGGAGTTTTGTCCAGTGTAGGTGCATTGAATGAGCGGTTTCGAGCATTTCCCGGAGGTCTTCCGGTGTGTTGGTGAAGTCGCCGCTCATGGGTGTTCTGTTGGTTTGTGGCACTTGCCCGTGGATGCCCATTGATTTCACTATTCGGTTGATGTTGGTTTCGGCAGCCCCCGCTTGGTCGGTGAGGCTGTCGGTGGTGTTGGTCGTTGCGTAGAGTGCCTTTCGCGCGAGGTACCTTTTTTTCATTTGGTTCTCATTTGCTTGATGGTTTGGATGATGTCGCGGATCATTTGTGTGTATCTGCTGCCGCCTCCGACTGGGCTTTCGTACCAGTCTGACGTGACTTTAGCTTCTGCTTCGCCAAGTTCGGACAGGCGAGCATCAGCTTTAGTCTTTCTTTCGGTCGCTTTAGCAGTGGATGTCGTGGCCTCGGTGAGCGCAATTTCACTCCTTATCTTTTTGATGAGTTCGGGTGCTTGTTGTTCGAGTAAGCGTTGTTGTGTGTCGGTAAGATTAGCTTCTGCTCCCATTCTACGGATATCGGCAAAGATTTTGTTGGCTTCTTGTTCGGCCTGGGCGATTTTGGGCGCTGTTGTTTCGCGTGCGACGTAGGCTTCTGAGCGTGCTTTGTCGGCTGACGCGAGTGTTAGTTCGACGTTGGCTGCTTGTTGTCGGACGGACATGGCTAGAGCGGCCTTGTCGATGGCGGATGATATGCCTTTGCCCATAGCGTCTTCTGGGATGACTGTTGCTGCGCTTGTGCTTGGTGTGCTGGCTTCTCCTTGATTGATGGCGAGCATTGGATTCAGGCCCGCGTTTTTCAGGTCCGAGACGCGGCGTGTTATTTCGGTGTTGGACATTCGTTCTTGAAAGTCTCGGTTCTCCTGTGCCAGGCGGATGTTTGTTTCGTTGGCGCTTTTCTGCGCTTTTTTGGCGGATGATGCGCCGATTAGGCTTCCGGCGATGCCGCCCAGTGCGTCGAATATTCCCACTAGATGTTCTCCTGTTGGGAGGGTGACCGTGGTCACCCTCCCTTTGTTGTTAGAAGTGGTCGATCAGGCCTGGGACGCTGTAGGTAGGCATGAGTCGGGCGACGGTGTTTTCGTGGAGTATGTCCATGATGATTTGGCACGCCCAGTTGTCGGTGGTTTGTGTTGCGAGTGCGCGGGCTAGCACTTCTTGTGTTTTGTCAGTGATGAATGCCGCGTTGAGGGCCGGTTCGTTGGCGAACTCTTCGGAGAGGTGCCACCAGTCCATTGGTGCGGGTGCAGTGCTGCGCAATACGCCGGTGATTTCATTTGGAGTGTAGCGGTATTCGGCCCATCGTTCCTGGTAGCCCCATGTTTCGTTGGTGTAGTTGCCGTCATCTGTAGTGTAGATTTCGCGTGTTGGTGTGGCTTGTTCTCCAAGCATTGCGAACGCTGGGAAGTAGTAATCGTAGCGGGTTGCCCTGCCCCAATGGCGGCGGAGACCTTGTTGATATGTCGGTGTAGAACGGACGGTCGCCACACCGATGATGTATCCGTGTTCTGTGGCGGCGTAGGTGAAGGTGTTTTTGCTTCCAGTTGCATGCATTTCGGCACCGAGGTTGCCGAGTGCTGCGGCGTCAGGACCGGGGTCCGCCGTGTAGGTAGCAGTCTGTGCAATGGGGTTGACAGTGATCGGTATTTTGCTGCCTCCCAGGTATTCAGGCCTTTGCAGCCGGTAATCAGGCGAACGTATTCCGAAGTGTGCGAGTAGTTGTTCGACATACCGTGATCCTCCGCGGGCGTCTCGTTCGAGGAGTTTTTGCGTTTGGAACGCCAGTCGTATGGCGTTGATGGTTGCAGCGGTGGCGGCGCTGAGGTCCACCATGAGTGCCGGATCGTTCCATTCGATGGTTGAGATGGATGTTGCGTTGCCGCCTTCTTTTCCGATGTTGATGGAGCCTGTTTGTGTGGTGAGTGAAAAGTTGAACATTGATCCAGCGTCGAATGTTGGGTTGCCGCTACCGCTTGGTACGATTGGTGCGGAGGTTCCGAGGGGGATGCTGACGGCAGCTCCTTTTTGTGCCCACGGTAGGGCGCTGGTGAAGTAGTCATGCCGTTTGTTGACGCGTAGTGGTCGTTGATCCCACTGTGTTCC